TGCATTTTCCGTCACTGTGTTGTGATGTGTCTGTGACCTTAAGTCCCAGAAGAAAGACGTTCATTGTTCAGGTTTCGGTAGACGGTTGTTCGATGGACCTTAAGTGCCTCGGCAATCTGCTGAACGCTGACGCCTTGGCTCGCGAAGGCTAGCATCAATTTCTTGTCTCCGCCAGTTAGCTTTGATGCTTTTGCAGGCGCGTACGAGAAATGATATGGATTGACGCACCGTTTGTTCTTGCACGTCATCTTGACAAAGTTATCTCTGTTCATATCCATGTAGTCCAAGATCAACGGTCGGATGTAAAACCGCTTACCGAATAGATAAATTGCAGGACATCCGTTTGTATAAGAACTACTCCACTCAAAACATTCTTTATGGTTAAAGTCGCTATACGCTAGTTTTTTAAAAAGCTCACTAAGCTTTGTGTTTTTGTGCTCTTCGTATAAAAGAGTCAACTGGTCTGCCGAAAGACTCCGGCAGATATCCAGCGCTTGCGCCTGCGCGTGGGACGCATCGTTTGCTTTGATTGCTAGCTTTAAGTTTTTGTTTGACTTTTGTAGCTTTAGACAGTAGTTGTCTTTAAGCTGCACTGATTAATCAAGCAGCAGCAAGACTTTTTTCTGCGTCCACGCCAAACTGCAGATTTTCTTCTTTAGCCATTTCTTGGATTTTTTGATCAGAGTAACCAGCTTCGCGAGCCCGGTTTACTGCAGCCAGTCCCACGAAACCTTCAGTTCCGTTGGGTCCAACAAAAGAATTTAGAGTGGAGGTCATGAGTTTAAGGAGTAAACTTCGCTATCAATATAGCAGCACTTTTGCTTTTGTCGTTAGAAAGAAACGTCTGATCCAAACTTCAGACCTTTAGCGGCTGCTTGCCTTTGAATTTCTGCCGAACTTAGACCTGCGGCTTTCGCTCTGTCGACTGCAGCTTTGCCCATATATCCTGCGCTTGCTTGACCCCCGACATTAATGTGTGAGGTGATATCACTAGGAGACGAACTCCGTGGAGCTGTCCAAGGTTTCAATGCAGGCGCTGAGGAAGGAGCTCGTGCAGGTTTAGGCGCAGGTGCCGACACCCGTGGCGCACCTCCTAAATAACTAGAAGCATCTTCTCCAAATTTAATTCCTTGTTCTCCTGCTAAGCTTAGGATTGCTTGCTGACTATATCCTTCATCCTCAAGACGTTTAACTGCTGATAAACCTAAAGCATTTGGGTAGTTTGGATCAGCTTGAGGTCCTCGCGCTTTAGTTAAGTCAGAATAGTAAGGTAGCTCTAAACCTCTTACTGGGTTTCCTGCAAATGTCAGTCCTTCTTGTTTAGCCATACTTCTAATTTCTTCTGGTGTGTATCCGTACTCTAATGCTCGTCCAAGTGCTGTTCCGCCAACAATTCCTTCAGTTCCTTTTTCTCCTATAAAACTGCTAAGCAAACGATTTGCAAGTTCTTGCTGTGGCAGCGCTTGCGGTGCTTCTTCAGTTGTTTTAGGAGGTTCGTAATCCGGTGTAAAACTTTCAAATATAGTTTCTGTTCGCGTAGGTTGACCTCCGACTTGATATCCCAACGTACCCGTACCGCGACCTTTATAAGTCGTTTCCGTCATTTTCATGGGTTGAGTCTGACCGAACTCGGTGTATAAACCTTCAGCTTGATCGTCTGTCAGCCCGTATCTTTCTGCTAACTCTTCTTGAGTTAATCCAAAGCGAGAACCAGCTAAAGGAAGGTTATACGTAAGAGCCACTTTAAATTCAGCCTTTTTTTGATTATAAATCAGGTTAGTACCCTGTGGGCTTATACCCAGCAAATTCAGTCCCTATTTGCTTTTCTTCCTGCTTTTGCATCGGTTTAAAACCAGCAAACGGAGCTACCGCTTGAAACCCACTCGTAGAACGAGCTTCTCCCATGGCAGGCACACTTCCTTTCTTACTCAAATCTTTCAGATCAGGAAAATAATCTGTCAGATAAGAAGTAGGTTCTCGATCCTCCGCCACCGGGCGAGCAAAAATTTGTCCTGCGTACCTAATAGCCATTGGCTTTTATTTTTTATTTTAAACGTATTAACTAATTAATGCTTTAGCTGCAGGCCCTAACGTAGTTCCTTGAGCTTGTGCTCTTCGTGCTGCTTCCTGTGGCGAAATCCCTAATTCAGCAGCTGCTCGTTCAATTCCTGCTTTGCCAATTGAACCAGTCATTTGCTGATACTGGGGTTGGGCCTCTTGTTTCCCGATTGATTCAATTGTAGGCGACGACCCATATGCTGACGCAGCCTTAGGTCCTAACGTAGTTCCTTGAGCTTGTGCTTTCTTTGCAGCTTCTTGTGGCGAAATATTTAAATGAGCAGCTGCTCGTTCAATTCCTGCTTTACCTATTGAACCAGTTAGTTTTGTAAATTCGCTAAAACCTTTGTATTTTCCTATTTGTTCAATAGATCTAGTTTTGTTTTGGACCAACTCGGGGTAAAGTACATTATTAAGATTGATAAACTGCCTCCCCGTGTCAGCACTTATTTGCGCTCCACTTACTCCTTTTCCAAGGTATCCCGAATCATAATCAGCAAAGCCTTCTCTTTCTGTAACTGCTTTTCTTTCAGACTCTGCTATGGCTTTTTGAATTTCTTTTCCGGAGTATTTAGCTTCTCCTAAATAAGAAGAAAGAAATTTATTTGCTTTTGTAGGTTGAGTCGTTTTAATTTCAGTGTATTTAGTTTCGGGTTGATCTTCTGTTAAACCATATTTTTTTGCAAGCTCTCTTAAGGACAAGCCAAAACGAGACCCAGCAAAAGCTAACGGTGATGTAGTTACAGAAGCCATCTTTTTTCTATTTTTCTGTATTCTAACTCTCTTCGCTTTTGATAAAAAATCGTTTAAGGTCGAAACCAGGACCAACTGTCGATTTCAGCACGCGCATAATTCGCTTGGCTTCTTCATGACAAGTGAAGAAACGAGCATTGTCCCGCGTGGGAACGAACTCAACAAGCTTTTTCTTTTCTTGATTTAAAGCGTCTGAAACGAATTCATCACCTTTGATGATGACCCAGACCTCTCTAAATTTAAGGAGAGGCATACGATCTACCTCGTCGCTGGTGAACAAACGCCACGGGTATTTTACGCTCTTTCTGTTTTTGAGGCTACTCTTTTTAGTTTTTGTTTGTTTTGTTTTAACAGTTACTTTAATCTTGTCTTCTTGAACAAGATCTTTTTTTAGCTTTCTAGCTGCGTTAGCAGCTGTCAGTGCTGATGTATAGCAGTCAGCAGTAAAGAAAACTCCTTTATCCAAACGGAAACATCCGACGTATCCTTCGTCGGTTTTGGCTGTGAAGATTTCTTTGTCCAGCGTGGGAATATCGAGGATCTGCAATTCGTTCCCGGAAACTCGTGTATAAGACCTTAGCAGATCTTTACTCATTTTTCCGCCCAGCTGTCCCCCATTGATGCATCTGCCTTTACAGGAACCAGCTTTAAGATTTTCTCTGCTGCTGATTTCATACATTGTTCAAGAACCTCTTTGTAGTGTTGTGCTTTTTCAGTCTTCGCCTCGATCACAATTTCATCGTGCACACAGGCGAGCAGGTGGCAGTTGATTCCGTCTAGGTGCTCGTTGAGATTGGCTAAGGACAGCTTGAGGATATCGGCACCTGCTCCTTGAATCAAGGTGTTGGCGGCAACCATGAACGATGCGTCATCGTATGACAACAAACGCCTACGACCTATGGGTGTTCTGACGTAGCACCATCCGTCAGCAACTAACGCAGCGCGTTCCTTGTGCCATTCACGCAGCCTTGGATACGCCCTGTGGAACGCAGCGTGGGCCAGCTTCGCTTCCGATAGCGTCAGCACCTTGCCGCTTTGCGCAGCGTAGGTCTTGTACTTGCGGAAGCCCATGCCATACAGCAGAGCGAAGTTAAGAGTTTTACCGTCCTGACGCTGGTTTTTTGTAACTTCCTCTAGTGGAATGTTGTAGATCAGGCTCGCAGTCACTGTGTGAAGATCGTGCCCATTCTGAAAAGCTTCGATCATCTGCGGGATATTTACGAGCTCAGCTCCGAGTCGCAGCTCGATTTGACTGAAGTCACACACGATCAGGGTGTAGCCTTCAGTTGGCACGAAGCACTCACGGAATTCTTTCCCGCGTGGCACTTGCTGAATGTTGACACCAAAATCTTTCTTGACTTTAGAAGCTGCTGTCCGCTTGACGCCAGATGATGTAAACCGTCCGCTGTTGGCCCCGTACTGTCTGTATCCGCTATGGATTCTGTGAGTAACAGGATTTATATTTTCGATAAGCTTTTCTATATGTTCTAGTTTAGTCTTAGTTTTTACGCGAGACCTATACATGTTCATGGTCTCATCTTCGGAGTTAAACTCCGCCAGCGCTACCTGATTAAGTGTTGGCTTTCCAGTTCTTGCGTCCATCGGAGTAGCAATTCCGATCTCTTTGAAGCACTTAATGACTTGAA